GATCTTGCAGGGCGGAATTCTGAACTCCAGTATGAATTGGCAAAGAAGGCCTCCGAGCTAAAGAGGGACATGGAATTTGCGTTGACGCAAAACCAGATCGCAGTAGCAGGAGACGCTTCAACTGCGCGTAAGACAGCTGGTCTCGAGTCTTGGCTCCGCACAAACACCAATCGTGGTACTGGTACGACGACTGATGGTGCTGATCCAGAGCTTTCGGCGACAACTTCTGGTTTCCCAGATACAGCGCCTGTCGACTCAGACACAACTCGCGCGTTCACTGAAGTGATGCTGAAGGACGTCGTTCAATCCGTCTGGACCGAAGGGGGGGACCCCTCAATCTTGATGGTTGGCGCAGCGCAGAAGCAGGTTGTTTCTGGATTCGCGGGTATCGCAGAACAGCGTTACATGGCTCCATCTGAAGGACCAACTACAATCATCGGTGCAGCTGATATCTATCAGTCAGACTTCGGTGCAATGTCGATTGTTCCTAACCGTTTTCAGCGTAACCGTTCAGCATTTGTTGTTGATCCAGAGTACGTTGAAGTTGGATACCTCCGTGACTTCGAGATCCAAGAACTGGCGAAGACAGGCGATGCTGAAGATCGTCAAATCGTTGTTGAGTTTGGACTCCAAGTCTCAAACGAAAAAGCACACGGTATCATTGCCGACTTGTCTTAATTGACAAAACCGAGAGGGGGCTTCGGCCCCTTCTTTTTATCTAAGGGTGTTGCATGGGAAACAAAAAGGTACTGAGCCACGACGCGCAGACAGGGATTACAAAATACTGGGTCGATAATGGTGATGGCACATACACGATCGAAACCGATCAAGACTTCAAAGAAATTATTCAGAACAATCGAAACTTAACGAAAGAAACGGATAAGCACACTAAGTGGGGCGAATGGTCGCGTGTCGCGTCTATCCCGTTGACGGTGTATTACGATCTAAAACAGAAGGGAATACTGGACGACGAGAAGGCGCTGAAGAAGTGGCTGAATGATCCAGAGAATAAATATTTCAGAACACGCGAGGGGAAAGTATGAAGATTGTTGTCGGAGTCCCATGCCGGGACGAAGTACATACAACATTCTCTTATGATTTAGCGATGGCAATATCGACGCATCAACGGAATCATCCAGAGGACGAGATTGTGCTGTCGATGAAGCGCGGGACGTTGATCGCCGACCAGCGGCACGAACTGGCAAAGAAAGCGATTCTTGAAGAAGCGGATTATCTGTTGATGTTGGATTCGGACATGCGTTTCCCCCATGACATCATCGAGCAAATGGGTTCTCGCGATAAAGAGATACTCGCTGCGTGTTCCTCGACGCGTAAGTTTCCTGCAAAGACCAATGCGTTCCGGTCCATCCGCCCGTCGCTTCACCTGTGGATTGATAAAGACTCCACTGGGTTACATGAAGTCGCAGCGGTAGGAACTGCGATCATGCTGATTAAGACCGAAGTGTTTTTCCGCATGGACCTGCCGTTCTTTGAGATCGTTTGGGATGACTACTTCCAACATTTTATGGGGGAAGATGTATACTTTTGTGCAAAGGCGCGTCAGGCCGGTTACCAAGTGTGGGTCGATCAAGACTTGTCGCACAGTATTCGACACACGGGTTCCTATGAGTTTAGTCACGAAGATGCGATCATTAACAAGGACGACGACGAAGAGGTCGTCAAAGAGTTTATCGAATTGAGGAAGAAACTAGATGAGCGTGACGAATTACGGCGAACTGAAGTCAACGATAGCTGACTTTCTAAACCGATCGGATTTGACGTCAGTCATCCCGACATTTATCGACTTCGCCGAGGCGGAGTTCAATCGTAACTTGCGCGTCCGCCAGATGGTGTTGCGCGCCGAAGCGCAGATCGACGCACGCTTCTCAGCGGTTCCAGCTGACTTCATTGAAGCGAAAGATTTAGTGATCGTGACCACGAATCCCGTCCAGCCGCTTGAGTTCATTACGCAGCAAGAAATGGCGCAAGAGCGAAACACGACTTACACGGCTGCATCGACACCGAGGTACTTTTCAGTGGTTGGCGGTCAGTTCGAGTTTGTGCCGACACCGGATCAACAGTATTCGTTGGAGATGTCGTACTTCGCGAAGATTCCTGCGTTGTCAGCTGACACGGACACCAACTGGTTATTGACAGACTATCCAGACATTTACCTGTATACTTCACTTATGCATTCCGCGCCTTATCTGAAAGATGACGAGCGGATTGGAGTTTGGTCGCAACTGGCGGCTAAAGCGCGCGAGGAATTGATTGCGCGAGATGCCAGTTCGTCATTTAATGGGTCAACACCACGGATCAAAATTAGGAGCTTCGGATAATGGCCGGTTTTTCAAACTATCTCGAAACAGAGATTCTGGATCACGTTTTTGGCGGCAATGCGTATACAGCGCCAGCAACTTTGTACCTAGCGCTGCACACAGCTGATCCAGCTGAAGATGGTTCAGGAACTGAAGTATCAACTTCAGGTACTGCATATGCGCGTCAAACTGTGGCATTCACGGTTTCAGGCGATACAGCAACGACAAGCGCAGCAGTTGAATACTCAACAGCGACAGCAAACTTCGGAACTGTGTCTCACGTTGCAGTATGGGATGCATCGACAGCAGGCAACATGCTCGCATTTGCGGCATTGACGAGTTCAAAGACAATCGAGACAGGCGACGTGTTCCGCGTACCAGCCGGTGATCTCGATATCACACTGGACTAATTAAATGCCTAGCAGTCGTATTGGATACGGCTACGGCCCATACAGTGATGCCGATTTTGGTACTGAAGGAGTTATTCAGACCGGATCGGCTTCCGTCGTTGTAACATCCAGTGTTACAGCGAATGGCGGTATTCGTAAGGACGGATCAGCATCTGACTCAATCGTAACGTCGTCGATCACTGCATCTGCCACGCGAGTACGAGAGTCTGGAGCGCTAGTCAGTTCAACGGCAACCAATGCGTCGAGCGGCGAAGAGTTTGTTCTCAAGATCATTAGCGAATACGACTACGGTGATGGCGCATATGGTTATGGGTCGTATGGACAGGGACCGCTAGATACAACGGCAACTGCTTCGGCGTCAGTGACGTCAGCCGCAACCAAAGTATTCCAAGGTTCGGCGACAGCAAATGCTTCAGCGTCAGCAACGTCTTCTGCGCTCACAGTGGTCGATGGAGTTGCGACAGTATCTGCAAGCAGCACGAATACGGCTGATGGTGTTGCGACTGCTGGCGGATCGGGTACAGTTAACGTGTCGGCGACATTTACATGTACAGCGTCTGCGACATTTATTGCAGCAGGCATCACGGCATCGGAATCATCGTTTGCTGCTGTTGCTCGCGAAAAATGGGAGCCAATACCAATAGCTCCTGAAACTTGGGTTAGAATAGCCTCATAGATTAACTTGGACGAAGGTGGCTTAAATGGCTGATACTACAACCACTACTTATGGATTGACGAAGCCAGAGGTCGGCGCGTCGACAGATACTTGGGGAACCAAGATCAACAACAATTTGGATTCGTTGGACGATCTTCTCGATGGAACAACTGCGATTGCTCCGAATCTGACAGAGGGTTCTTGGGAGATCGGCGGGACTGCTGTTACATCAACAGCGGCAGAACTGAACAAGCTAGATGGGTTTGGTGATATCGGGTTCCGCGAGATTCCTGCTGTCGGAACTAAGACATCTTCTTACACATTGGCAACAGGCGATGTTGGTAAGTATGTACAAGTCGGTTCTGGCGGATCAATCACAATCCCAGACGCTACCTTCTCAGAAGGTGATGCGATTGTGCTGTTCAACAACACAACTGGCGATATCACTGTCACATGCTCAATCACAACTGCTTACATTAGCGGAACAGATTCAGATGTTGCTTCTGTCACTTTGGCGACAAGGGGTGTTTGTAACATCTTGTTTATTAGCGGCACAGTAGCAGTTCTAACAGGGAACGTATCGTAATGAGCGGAATACTTCTTGGTTTCGTAGGAGGTAATTATGGACCTCCTCCAGTCGAAGCATCTGGTGGCGATGAAACACAGACTATCGGTGACTACAAATACCATGTGTTCACATCATCAGGAACTTTCACCGTTACAGGCGGAGGAACTATTGAAGTAACTTCAGCAGGCGGTGGAGGTGGCGGAGGCGCCAACGGTGGCGGTGGTGGCGGCGGCGGGGAGCTTGACGTATTGTCGTCAGTCGAAGTTGCGGCAGGAACTTACTCAATCACTATTGGCGCAGGAGGCGCAGGAAGGCGACACGATGAAGGTATAGCCGCATCTAATGGAGGAACCAGTAGTTTTGCAGTAAGCGTCACCTCATTAGGTGGAGGACGTGGTGGATCTGGAGAACAATCAGGTGCAACTGGAGGTTCTGGCGGAGGCGGGGGCCAATACCTTGGAGGCGGTGGAGCTAGTGGTTCCAATACGTTTGCCGGCGGTAGCGGACAATTCCAGTTTACAGGCGGTGGCGGTGGAGCTACTGAAGCAGGGAGTAATGCGGTTTCATTTCAAAACGGCGATGGAGGCGAGGGTTATACACTAACTGATATTGACTCCAACCTTACTTCTGCAAATTTCACATCGTTGTCAAGCATGACAGTTATTTGTTCTGGCGGAGGCGGAGGCAACTATGATGGAGCCGCTGGCACTGCAGGCACAGGAGGCGGAAATGGTCGCAGTGGACACAGGCCGGGAGCCGCATACAATGCAGTATCTTATGGCTCTGGCGGCGGCGGCGGAGCAAATGAAGATGATGGCGGGTCAGGAAAGTCTGGTGTTGTAATTATTCGGTATGCGGCATAGGGATAGAAAATGGCTTATTTCGCACAAATAGATGCAAACAATACAGTAACAAATGTGATTGTTGTTAAAGATTCAGACTGTCTTGATAGTGATGGCAATCATTCAGAGACCGTAGGCGTAAACTTTTGCAAGTCTTTGTTTGGCAGTCAGACAGAATGGAAGCAAACATCACGGGATGGATCAATTAGGAATCAGCAAGCAGACATCGGCGACACTTATGATGCTACTAACGACTGGTTTGTTTCTCCTCAACCTTATCCATCATGGACTTTAGATCAGTCAGGTCTTTGGGAGCCGCCTGTTTCACGCCCATCTTCTGACGGTACAAATTGGTTTTTATGGAACGAAGACACCCTATCTTGGGATGAGTATAGCTAAGGCTAATGGTGAGCTAGATGGCGAATCAGTCGCAACCGCCAAGCCCAACTGGATCTTTATGGACCGATTGGGCTATACGGCTCAACACATACCTGAACCGCGTCAGGACTCTTTTACAGCACAAGTCTGGAGATGAGTCGGCGGAGACAGAAGGTGTCTTGCTGTATGACCCAGAGTTAGATCATGTTGTCGTCTCAAGCAATGGTGCGTTTGAGCCTTTAGCCTGGGGACATAACAGCTATGGTTCTTTTTACAGCACTGCCACTCATTCAGCAGGATCGACAAATACCGCAACAGCTATCACATGGGAAAACACTGCGCTCAGTAACGATGTAGCAATAGACGGTGTTGTGACAAGTCGCATCAACTTCACCTACGCTGGGACGTATCAGATCGACTTCTCATGCGAGTTGCAGTCTGGTAACTCAAGCAGTAAGACGGTGTACATCTGGCCTCGCGTCAACGGGACTGATGTTACATTCTCAACAATTGTCCACACAGTCGCAAACGCTGGTGAGTCCAAAACAGTCAGCAGATCTGGTATATTTGAGCTTAGTGCAGGCGATTACATTGAAGCATATTACGCGGTAACAGATACAAATCTCACTATTGATGGTTCAGCCGCAACAGCATTCTCCCCTGCTTCACCATCCGCAACTATCATGATTACGGAGTTGAGATAAATGCCATTAGTACCACTCGAAATACAACCAGGTGTTTATCGCAACGGCACTGAGTATCAGGCAAAGGGCAGGTGGTATGACACTAACCTTGTCCGCTGGAGAGAAGGTAAGTTAGAGCCGATTGGTGGGTGGACTAAATACTCAGACACTCAACTTACTGGTATATGCCGAGGCATCCTCACATGGCGAGCTAACGATGCAACTCGTTGGTTAGCACTCGGCACAGAGACTAATCTGTACTCTGCACAAGGCGGAACGCTGTACGACATCACTCCAGCTAACTTCACTGACGGGAAGGCGAGTTCAGTCCCTGGTTACGGTTATGGCGCAGGAGCGTATGGTGATGCGAACTACGGTGACGCTCGCTCAACATCACTCCTTATTGAATTAACAACATGGTCAATGGATAACTGGGGCGAGTATTTGGTTGCTTGTTCTAGCACTGATGGACGAGTCGTTGAGTATCAATTAGGCGTGACCGGCGGCAGTAATTTGGTCACAAACGGGACTTTTGATGCCGACTCTGATTGGACAAAGGGTACAGGATGGGCAATTGCTTCTGGTGTTGCGTCATGGACTGGAACCACTGCGGCTAACTTAGAGCAAACGATTACTGGTTTGACAGACACCAAGACCTATGAAGTCTTGATCACTCTGATCGATCCAGACAACGATGCGGATGCGACTACGATCCCTAGCGCAAAGATCAAGGTGACCGGCTCTACATCAACCACAGAGCTAATGGACAAGACGCTGACTGTCGGAGCCAACGTGTTCCGGTTCGTTACTGACGATACATCTGTGGATATTGATATCTACCCATCGTCTGACTCTGAGCCTAACTTTGACGTTGACGCTGTGAGCATCTTATTGGTTCCTGCGGCAGAGGTCATTGCTAACGCGCCAGTGAATAATGTAGGCGTGATCGTGACAAACGAGCGTTATCTCGTGTGCCTGGGTGCTGGCGGTAACAAGCGCAAGGTCCAATGGTCTACGCAGGAAGACAACACAGTCTGGACACCTGCGGCTACGAATACTGCTGGTGACCTAGAGTTAGAAACCTCTGGACGTATCCGGTGCGCTCGCAAGGTAGGCAACGACATTCTAATCTGGACAGACACAGACGTACACTTGATGCGTTACGTTGGACCTCCATTCGTTTATGGCATTGAGCGTGTCGCGACTGGTGCTGGTATTGTTGGCCCTAACGCTGTCGCTGTGGCAGGTAACACTGCGATCTGGCTGAGCGAATCAGGGTTCTGGACCTACGATGGTTCTGTAAGGCCGCTTCAGTGTGACGCATTGTTAGAGGTCACAGATAGTATGAATCGCCAACAGCAGGCTAAGACCTTTGGCGGCCACAACTCTGAGTTTGGTGAGTTCTGGTTCTTCTATCCATCAACCGACACGCCAGAAGATACCGGCGAGAACGACAAGTACATCGCGTACAACTATCGTCTAAGCCACTGGATGATCGGGTCACTCAGCAGAACTGCATGGGAGGACCAAGGGACATACAACAATCCATTCGGTGTTGGTGCTGATAGATACATCTACGAGCATGAGAACGGTTGGACTAATGATGGCACGACTCGTGTCGGTACAGTCTACGCTCAGTCTGGACCAGTAGAGATCGGGCAAGGTGATCGCTTTGCAGTGGTCAACAGGATCATCGCAGACGAGTACGCACAGTTACCTTCGGTGAAGGCGACTATCACCGCACAAAAGACACCACAGGACACTGGATCATCCTATGAATACACATTCGATCAGGTTGATGGCTATGTGGACACCAGGATCAATGCTCGACAGCTACAGGTTAAACTAGAGGCTGTTGAGGACGATGGATTTAAGTTTGGCACACTCCGCATGGACGTAAGACAAGGTAGTCGCCGGTAGTGAGTGTAGAGGCCGAGCTAGATCGGTGCAGGCCGTGGATTGAGGCGGCACTAGAGTACGCAGGCGGGACGCACATCTATGAGGATATCGTCCAGTCTGTGATGGAAGGCAAGATGCAATTGTGGGCAGGAGAAAAGGGATGCGCTGTTACAGAAATCATCCAATACCCACGCAAAAAGGTCATCCATGTGTTTCTAGCGGGTGGAGATATGAGTCAAATCATTGATTTTGAGGCATCTGCGCTAGAATTTGGTAGAATGAACGGGTGTACAACAATGACGCTTGCAGGGCGCAAGGGTTGGACAAAAGTTTTAGGCAACCACGGTTGGAAAGAATCGTTCGTTGTCATGAGCAAGGAGACTTCTTAAATGAGCGGCGGTAAAGGCGGAAGCCAGTCAGCACAGGTTCAAATTCCACAGTGGGCGGAAGACGCGGCAAGACAAAACATCGCTCGCGCTCAGGCCGTTCAGAACATGCCGTATGCGCCGATTATGGGGCCGACTATGGCAGGGTTCACATCTGGACAAAAAGCCGGTATGGAGTCTCAGGCGGCACTTGCACAGCGCATGGGCATCATCCCACAAAGCTACGATGTTGCATCTGGTTACATGCCAGGTGAGATCGATGTGGGCAATGGTCTGACAGCATACGCAAGCTATCCTGGAGCCAAAGAGCGAGTCCTTGCCGCCTTTGAAGAGAATCCAGCACTGCAACGCTCGTATGAATCTCTGTACGCAAACGCTCCAACGTACCAAGAAATCAGAACTGCTGACTTAATGAGTCAATTACCAAGCAACACACTTGATGCATTGATGGCCTCTCAAGGCGGCGATGGCGATAACACACCTTCAGGCGGTGGGTTCACCGTGGGAGATATACAAGGTTTCGCGCAAAATGATCTAGGCGCTTTGGCGTTCTTACCAGGAAGTATTCTCGCGCAAAAAATAGCTCAAGATTACGTCAATAAGCAAGCAAAAGACCCAACTAGCGACTATTACAATATTAACCAAGGCATTGATGGTAATACTTACACTACAAGCACAGGCGAAGAGCGTGATATTTCAGGCTTGAGCGCAGAAGCAAGATCAGGTTTATCGAAAACATCTTTCGATAGCGCTTATGGGTTTGGAGATTAGTAATGGCAGTTTTAATCGGATCACAACCAGGTGCTACTTTCGCATTACCTCAGCGTGATACATTGAATTACGGCGCTCCTGCTCCAGTAGCTATCGGCCCTACACCAACAGATATTGCTATGAGCAGTGGGGTTACGCAGGGTACTACTATTGATACCCCTTATATTCCTACAGCAAATGACATTGGGTTGTACTTAAATGCGCGTCCAGATATCACTGATCAAGAAATCAGAGATGCTTTAGCGCAATATAACATCAGCCCTGAATTGGTTGCACAGGCGTCACAAGATGCTCAATCAAGAATCGCATCTGCATCTGCACCTGTAGAGGACACGGCAGTGAGTGACCAATACTCTGCCGGAGGAAGACCTGCTCCTACAGCGGCTACAGAGCCAAAAAGCCTGTTCGATACTTCACTAGACTACATGAAGCGTAGCGCTGAAGGCACTGAGACGTTAGCTAGTTACACTCCAGAGACAGTTACAGCAGGAACACTACCTGGTGTAGATATCTCTCAATACATGGACCCATACACTCAACAGGTCATTGATACATCACTAGCAGATCTTGAGCGTCAGCGTTTAATCCAACAGCAAGGTATCGGCGCACAGGCGCAGGCGGCAGGTGCGTTCGGCGGATCTCGCATGGGCATCCAAGAGGCAATGACCAATGAGGCGTTTGCTCGTCAAGCAGGTACATTGGCGGCAGGACTACGTTCAGCAGGATTTACTCAGGCGCAAAACCTCGCGCAAACAGATTTGGCTCGTCAGCTACAGGCTGATCAGTTAAATCAAGCGGCAGGACTTTCTGGCGCTCAGTTCCAACTCGGTGCTTACAACCAACTTGGTGGCATGGGTCTAACTGGGTACAACCTAGCAAACCAACAGATGAACCAGTTCATGGCGAACGAGGCTATGAAGCAAGGCTTGCAAACTAACCTGTACGGTCAGCAAGTAGGTCAGGCTACAGGATTCTTTGGACAGCCAGTACAAAGCCTACCGTATGTATCAGCGGCACTCGGAGCATCTCCAATGCCACAGACAACAACACAAAGCCGTTCGCCAGGTGCGTTTGATTACCTTACGTTAGGCGCGTACATGTTCCCATACAGGTAAGCGGAGAAGACAATGTTAAGACCACGCGGAATGGGGATCATGGATTTCATCGCTAAGACAGGCGCTGATCTCATCACTCCTCCACAGGCAAGTCCAATAGTTCAAAATCAAAGTTATTTGAGCAGATCAATGGGCCGCCCACAGGTTGATATTTCAGCAACATTGCCAACAAAGATGAACACAGCATACCCATCTGGGATGGTTGCTATGCAGGAAACAACCCCACAAGTTCAGGCAATGATGCGCGGACAAGCTCCAGAGCGCACTGCGACAGTAACACCTCCACAGGTAACAGCGGCTCGCCCACAGATGCTTGAGCCTAACCGCATGATAGGTGAGCGTGGACCTGTTGGATCTGGCGTAATGCAACCAGGTATGGATCGCGAGAAGATGATCGCGGCGGCTAAGGTTGCAGAGGTTGAAGCCAAGAACCCAGAACTCAAAGCAGATCCATCATTCCAAGATCGAGTCAAAGGATTTTTTGGCGACAGAGAGAAGATGCTCGGACTCGCACTGGCGTTCAACTCGATGCGGTTAAATCCAGACACTGGACTTGCTACGATCATTGGCTCTGAACTGAAGGACATCCGGGACACTCGCAGGATACAGGCGACAGCAAATCGTACAGCAGATGCTTTAGAGAAGTTCGATCCTAAGCTCGCGCAAGCAGTTAGAGAAGGAATGGACCCTAAAACTGCTATCGAGATGTATCAATCTCAGAGAAAAGGTGTTGTTGTCGGCAAGAAGATCGTCAACCCATACACATCACAAGTCATTTATGACGGCACTGGTGAAGATGGAGAGCTTCCGGCGGCATATAGAACATTACAGTTGCGCGCTGAAGCGGCAGGACTAAAACCTGGAACCGAACCGTTCAATCAATTTATGATCAATGGCGGTCAACGCTCAGGATTGAGTATTAAGACAAATCCTGACGGCACATTTGAGATCACTGAAGGCGGTGCGACTGCAAGTAAGTTGACTGAAGGTCAGACAAACGCTTTGACATTCGGCGGACGTATGCAGTCATCTGGACAAATCTTGAATCAGGTTGAGTCGCAAGGGACAGACCTTTATCAAAGTTTAGTGCAAAATATTCCAATTGCAGGTAACTATTTATTGAGTCCTGAATATCAGTCGTACTCACAGGCAAAACGCGATTTCATTAACGCTGTGTTGCGTAAGGAGTCAGGTGCGGCAATTGCGGCCAGTGAGTTTGATAACGCTGACAAACAATACTTCCCACAACCTGGGGACAGCGATCAAGTAATATCACAAAAACGTGCTAATCGTGAATTGGCAACTAAATTGATGATGGCTGGCGTTCCTATCAAGGGATTAACAGAAGATCCAAAAGTGATCTTGCAAAATGTAGCTCAAGGTATTCAAAAGCCTGCTGGGGTATCTCAGCAAATCTGGGATGCAATGACTAATGAAGAAAGGCTTGCATTTAAGTAAGGAGCGGAAATGACCCCGACACCACAACAACAGGCCGCTATTGATGCCGCAACAGCAAGGCTTGGCGGATCGGTAACAACTCCAGGTGGGCAAACATTCACTCCTGAACAAATGCGTATCATGGAGCAAGTGCAGGAAAGGGTTAAGGCCAAGTCATATGATGTGGTTAAGACTCTTCCTGATGGCTCTCAAGTTTTGCAGTTCAGTGATGGAACAATGCAAGTTCTCAACCAAGAGGCAGGACTTGCATCGAAAGACCCAGATATCGTCAACGCGGCAATGCGCGGCGAAAGCCCAGTAGAGGCATCAAGGCAGAAACGCGCAGGAGAGATCCTTGCACAGCCTGGAGCGATGCGAGGCGCTAAAGGTGCAACTTTACTCAAGGGTCTTCCTTTTGCTGGATCGTACATGGATGAGTTCATTGGTCAGACACCTCGTGAAGAGGCGCAGATCAGAGGTCTACAATCGGCATTTGAAACACAGCGTCCAGGTGAGGCATTAGCAGGACAGGTTGCTGGCGGAGTTGCTGGTGGCTCGGTATTGGGCTTAGGTTCAACATTCGTTGGCGGGGCGCAGTTAATTGATAAAATCTCTCGCCTACCGAGAGCAGGAAAGTATCTATCGTATCTTGGTCTTGGTGGCGCACTCGGCGGCAGTGAGGCCGCTATCTATGCGACTGGCGAAGACAAAGATCCAACAAAGGCTGGAATGATTGGCGGTGCTATTGGTGGTGCAGTTGCAACAGGTGTCCCCGCAATTGGCTCAACATTAGCCAAAGGGTACGCAAACCTCAAAACATTCTTAGGACGTAAAGACCTAACGAACATTGCATCGACTCTTGGTGTATCAAACGAAACTGCAAAAGTTATTCAGTCTGTTGTACAGCAGGGTGATGCTGATCTCGCTGATATGTTGGCGGCGATTGATCGCGCAGGCGAGCAGGGTATGATCGCTGATGCAGATATCGCTACTCAGGTGTTGCTTGATGCGGCGGCGGCTACAGAAGGTGGAGCGGCGGCCATTGTTCGTTCTGCTGTAGAAGGCAGAGCCAAGCAAGCAGGTCAGCAGTTAGAGACGACTCTTGGTGAAACCATTTCTCCGCGCCCAACTACTGCGGCAGGTGAAGCGGCTGATGTACAAGATATCGCCTCAGAGATTGCGGCTCAGACAAGACCACAAAGACAAGCGGCATACAACAAGGCATACAACACTCCAGTACGTTATGACACAGACGCAGGTAGAGCGATTGAGTCTCTGATCGGACGCATTCCATCTGGAACTTTGCGTAAGGCGATCAGTGAAGCAAACGACACAATGCAAGTAGAGGGTGTTGGCACTAAACAGATTATGGCTGATATCGCTGATGATGGATCAGTAACATTTATCGAAATGCCAAACATGGTACAGCTAGACTATATCAAGCGCTCTCTCGGAAAGATCGGCCAAGAAGTAGACAACCTCGGAAGACCAACATCTGAGGCAGGCCGCGCTCAGTCTCTATATCGTGAGTTAAGCACAGCGCTTGGCATAGCGGTTCCAGCATACAAGGAAGCCGTGAAACTTGGCGGAGATAAGATAGGCCGAGATCAGGCGCTACAGATTGGCGAGAGCGCATTAAAAACAAATGTGACTCCTCGTCAGGTTGCTCGTGATCTTGCAGGTCTTGATGAGGGCCAAAAGTTATACGCTCGTGTTGGACTGCGTGACGCGATTGAGCGCACTATCGATAACGTAAAGGCAACCATTGCATCTCCTGATGTTGATGTGAAAGCACTGCAAAACATTTTGCGTGATCTTTCATCTAAGGCAAATCAGTCTAAGGTGAAGTACATAATCGGTAATGAGAACGCGGCTAAGTTGTTCAGAGAGTTAGAAAAAGCCAATGCGGCGCTCTCTCTACGGGCGGCTGTTGCAGTGAACTCAAAGACAGCGATTAGGCAGTCAATGAAAGAAAGCATTGAGGCTTTAACAGAGCCTGGTGCTTTACAAACTGCAATGCAGGGTGAGCCAATCACAGCAATTCAGCAAGTAGTTAAGGCAACCACTGGCGCTGGCACTGAGTACACAGAAGCTCAGAAGAGCCAGATCATGCGTGAGATTGCTCGTGCAATGACCCAGGCTCGTGGCGAGGCGGCAAAAGATCAGTTGAAAGTGATTTATAATGCTGTGAAAGAGAATCGTGCGACAGCCGAAGAAATGCAGAGGGCGGCAGATTTCTTAGTGAATAGTGTTACATTACCATCTGCAATGTTTGGAACAGCGGCGGCGACTAGGGATCAACAATGATAGACAAACCACAACCAATGGATGAAGGTCAGATCGAAAGCATTGCTCGTGATGCTGTATCTGACGCTATCGACTTCATTGAGTCTGAGATCGCTCAGGATCGTATTAAGGCGCAACGCTACTTTGAAGGCGAGGTAGACCTCGGTGAAGAGGAAGGCCGGAGCAAGATTGTAGCGACTAAGGTGCGTGACACCATTCGCCAGATCAAGCCATCCCTGATGCGTGTGTTCCTATCAAATGAGAGCTATGTCCAGTTCACTCCATCTAAGCCACAGGACGTTGAGGCGGCTGACGTAGCCACTCGGTACGTCCACTCTCAGTTCACTGAGAAGAATGGCTATCGAGTTATCAACGATGTGTTCCACGATGCACTGTTGAAAAAGGCAGGTGTTGTAAAGGTCTACTGGGACGAGGCACAGAAGTCAGATACACACGAGTACACTAACCTGACAGAAGAAGAGTTCATGCTTCTGGCCCAGGATGATGACGTTGATGTCACTCAGCACTCAGTTACTTACGAGGTGCAGATGGACGAGCAAGGAGTGGAGATACAGATTCCATTCCATGACGCAAAGATTGTACGCACAACAACAGAAGGCTCGTTGCGCGTTGAGTCAGTACCTCCAGAAGAGTTCTTTGTAGACCGTAACTCTAAGTCGATTGACGACTTCTATGTGATCGGCCACAGAACAGAGATGCGAGCCGGTGACTTGGTTGCGATGGGTTATGACCCTGACATCGTGTTCAGCCTATCTGGTATCTCTGATCACGACACAATGGCTGAGGCGGAAGACTTTGAACGCCGTGGCTACGATCAAGAGCAAGATGAAGATATCCGCGATCCATCAATGCGTAAGGTTGCTGTCACAGAAGCCTATATGCGTATCGATGTGGATGGCACTGGCGTGGCACAGTTGCACAAGATCACGATGGGCGGTGGGCAGTATCAACTACTCGACTATGAGCCTTGGGATCAAATCCCATTCGCAGTATTTGAGTGTGACCCAGAGCCACATGCGTTCTTTGGGCGCTCAGTTGCTGATCTGATCATTGAAGACCAGGATGCGGCAACGGCTATCTTGCGTGGTGTTCTTGATAACATTGCAATGGTCAACAATCCTCGCCTAGCGATGGTTGAGGGTCAGGTAAACATTGATGATCTACTGAACAACGAGATCGGTGGCATTGTTCGCCTACGCGATCCAAACGCAGTACAGCAACTCAACATCCCATTTGCGGCAGGCCAAGTGCTTGGAGCGATGCAGTATTACGATCAGGTAGTCGAGTCAAAGACTGGTGTCTCAAAGGCATCTGTTGGCCTAGATCCTGATGCGCTGAACAATCAGACAGCGACAGCGGCTCGTCTCACAGCGAGTGCGGCGGCAGGACAGATTGAGGTCATTGCTCGCAACTTAGCAGAGGGCGGTATGTCACGCATGTTCAAGCTCATGCTGAAGCTACTTGCCGAGAACTCTCCAGAAGAACAAATGATGCGTATGACCGGCGGTATGTTTAGACCGATTGATCCGCGCTCATGGAACACAGAGATGTCGATTTCTGTGAATGTAGGCTTGGGTACTGGTAAGGAAGATGAGCGTCTCATGGCGCTTCAGCAGACCTTACAGACACAGTTGCAGTTCTATCAGACAGGCGGTCCAAACAACGGCATCGTCAGTATGACAAACATCCGCAATACTTTGGCCGATATCCTGGCGATCACAGGTATCCGCAACTCTGATCGCTACTACCAGACAATGACTCCTGAGATCGAAGCTCAGTTGATCATGATGCAACAGCAGGCAATGGCTCAGGCGGCACAAGGTCAGCAAGACCAACAGGCGCAAGCACTGGTGCAGGCCGAGACAATCCGAGCGCAGGCTAAGGCTCAGTCAGATCTGGCTAAGATCCAGTTGGATGCTCAGAAGGCTCTGGCACAGGATGACCGCGAGCGCGATAAGATGGATCAAGACCTACTTATCAAGGCCGCTGAGATCATCGGCAAGTACGGCACTGCGGTAGACGTAGAGAACATCAAGAGCATGCAAAAACAGCAACGATTCGCTGATGTGTCTCCGGCTCAAGCAGTCGCTCAAAGTAGGTACTAATGTCGAACATTAAAGATAGGGCTGGAAAGATACGCGATCTCATGCGTGACGAGACATTCAGGGATGTCATGCAAGGGGTCAGAACTGAGCAAGTTGGTGTATTTTTATCCAGTAATGCTACAATCGAAGATATTGAGGAAGCGCATCAAATCGTTGTTGCACTTGATAAAATTGAGGCGTACATGCGTACCGTACTAAATGACGAGGCCGTGTACGACAAGAAAAACACTTAGACTGGAGACACTGGACCGTGGAAACGACAGAATCTAGTAATGGGCCAATGACTGTTGAGTCGGCGGCGGAACTTCTCGTACAGCGGGAAGAAGAGCAACCAGAAGCGACTGAAGAGGTAGCTGAGGCTGAGGAAGGACAACCCGTAGCGGATTCTTTCGATGAGGCCGATGACTCGGATGACGGTGAGGTTGAGGATGTCGATGCCGATGAAGTCAACGAGGTTGATGATGACGCAGAAGACGAGGATGAGTACGAAGACAACGAGGAAGACGTTGAGGAAACGGACCCTGCGCTAGAAGCACATACCGTAAAGGTAGACGGGCAAGAATTGCAGGTAACTCTCGAAGAACTCAAGCGTGGTTACTCAGGTCAGCAGTACGTCCAAAAGGGCATGCAACAGGTTGCTGAGGCGCGTAAAGCGGCGGAGGCACAGTACAGCGCCCTAATGCAAGAAAGACAAAATCTTGCACAGTTGGTAGAACAGGTACAACACGGTGGTATTGCGCCTCCTGTAGAGCCAAATGAGGAAATGTTTAAGGATGACCCCATCGGCTACTTTGAAGCCAAGATGGAGTTTGACGCGCAAGCTAAGAAGTGGAACGCGGTACAGCAAGAGCTAGCCGCCAAAGCAGAACAGCAAACTTACGCTGAGCAACAAGCCAAACAGGCTATGGCTCAACAAGAGGCGCAGATCCTTATGGAGAAGATACCTGAGTTGCGTGACGCTGGTAAGGCAACGCAGTTCAAGAAAGATATCGTACAGGTAGCGACAGAGGTATATGGATACCCAGAGGAGCTACTAGGTAACATCACAAGTCACCGAGACTTATTAGTGTTACGAGACGCGATGATGTATCGGAAACTCATGGGCAACGAGGACAAGGTGAAGGGTAAGGTCAAAAAGGCCAGTCCAGTCATCAAGCCAGGTACTAAGAAAGTTACTACCAACAATGACGTAGCTCGTAAGAAGCGAGCCAAACTGAGAAAGTCAGGTAGCGTTGAAGACGCACTGGCACTGATGTTGAATAACTAACTTGAGGTAATAGACATGGCACAGCCAACCAACACTTTTGACAGCTATGATGCTGTCGGTATCCGCGAGTCGCTAGAGGACCTGATATACGATGTAAGCCCCGAAGACACGCCGTTTTATAGTGCTTGCGCGAAAGTAAAGGCAACTAACACTTTGCACGAGTGGCAAACAGACGCATTACGCGCATCAGCGGCAAACGCTCACGTTGAAGGTGACGACACCACTGCTGAAGCTCGTACAGCGACTTCACGTTTGGGTAACTACACTCAAATCTTCAAGAACGCAGTATCTGTACCTGATACAGACAACGGTCTTGATAAGGCTGGCCGCGCTAAAGAAATGGCGTACCAGACACTGAAGATCGCTAAAGAGCAAAAGCTCGACATCGAGAAGGCATTGTTCGACAACAACGCTCGTGTAGCAGGTAACTCTACTACTGCGCGTGAATTGGCGGGCGCTCCTGCTTGGATGATCACTAACACTGACTTTGTTACTGGCGGCGCGACTGATGGTGCAGATCCTACTGGTGACGGTACTGACGCTCGTACAGATGCAGTTGGCTCGTTAACAGCGTTCAGCCAAGCCAAGTTTGACGGTGTTATGCAGTCAATCTGGGAGCAAGGCGGAAACCCTGATGTTGTTTACTTGTCAGCGTTCCAGATGAACAAGGCACTCGGATTCACTGGTATGAACAACCAGCGTTCAACTATCGGTGCTTCTGTTGGTGGTACTAACGCTGTGATCAACGCAGTTGACGTATACGTTACTCCTTGGGGGACTGTAGAATTTATCCCTACTCGTGAGAACCGTTCACGCGATGTGTTCATCATGCAAAACGACATGTGGTCTGTTGGCGTTCTACGTCCAACTAAGAACACTGCGTTGAGCAAGACAGGTGACTCAGAGCGCCGCCAGGTGGTTACTGAACTGACTCTTATTTGTAAAAATGAGAAGGCCTCAGGCATCATCGCTGACAACACAACTTCTTAATGAAGTGACCAAGGAAGGGGCTACGGCCCCTTTCTGCTTTGGGGGATAGGAAATGGCTAAATACAAAGTAGTTGTTGGAACACTGTTCATGGCAGGTCAGAAGTACCGCCGAGGCGACATCGTAGAGTGCGCCAACCCACAAGATTTCGGAACCCGACTAGAAGTAGTCGCGGAGCCAAAGGTAGAAGAGAAGCCAAAACCTGCTCGTAAGCCACGAGCTAAGAAGGCGGCAGAATGAAGTTAGGTGAGAAGGTTCTGTATGACCACACTGAAGATAAGGTAGTGGTCCAGAAGACTCATGACGTAAACCCTGAGATGCATCGCGCACAGATGTTGCGTGAGGCTGGTGCAGGCCAAAAGGGCGAGCATCGGCTCGTTGGAACAATTCCACTGAACCTTATTGCAGAATGGTGCAAAGAGGCCGGAGTAAGGTGGAATGACATACAAGCTCGGCAGGAAGTTGTGAAGCGCAAGATCCTGTCAGGGGACTTTGACAAGTTCAGAGTGTGGAAGGGAACGTATTGAGGTGGACAGACGTACTGCGGCTTCTGCTCATAAGCGGATCGATGATCTGGAGAAACAACTCGTGAAACATGAGGCAGTGTCTACAGAGCGTTGGACAGAAACAATTTTACGAATCAAAAGGATTGAGGCGATCATGATCGGGACAGCGGGTGCTACCATCATGCTCCTGATCACCCTGTTAACCAAAACGGGATAGAGAGCCATGATATTTGAGGCAATAGCCGCCATAAAAATTGCGAACGAAGCTGTGTCCGCAATAAAAGAGTTTGCAGGCCACGTTTCTTCTGTAGGAGAAATGGGTAAGGATTTAACAAAATTGGCTGATGCCAAGGACGATATCGAGAAAGCGGCCAAGGATGGCGATATGGAAGCGTTCTGGGCGTTAGAAGATATCAAGCGGCATGAGGCTGAGGTGAAGCAACAGTTCATCTACGCGGGCCGGGCTGGCCTTTGGGATGATTACTGTAAGTTCATAGCCAACCGCAAGCAATTGCGTGAGAACGAGCGTAAACGTGCGGAAGCTAAGAAATTGGCTCGAAAGAAAGCCATACAGAATGGATTTTTGTATGTGGCTGTTGGCATTGCTGTTCTCGGTATTGTGGGTGGGGCCGTGGCCTTACTACTGTGGCTTATTAGCCTTAAAGGTACTTAGAGATGGCTATTGAGTATCGAGGCGAACGATTCGCCGGTTACAACAAACCTAAGAGGACACCAAATCATCCTCGTAAGTCGCATGCTGTTCTGGCAAAAGAAGGCGACACAATCAAGCTTATTCGTTTCGGTCAGCAAGGAGTCAGCGGTGCGGGCAAGAAGCCGAAGACCGAGAAGGAGAAGGCGCGGCGTAGATCATACTATGCTCGCCATAACGCGCAGGGAAAACCCACAAGCAAGCTCTCTGCAAAATACTGGTCACACAAGGTTAAATGGTGAAGAACATGGCAATGTACGGCAAAAAGACAGCAAAGAAGGGCATGAAGAAGATGGCTAAGAAGGAGTTCACTCCATGTAGCCGGTGTCCTAACCCAGCATCATGCAAGCGGGCAGGAATGTGCCTGGCTAAGGCGATTGGCTAATGGCTAAGTCAGGACTGTACGCAAACATTCATGCAAAGCGGAAGCGCATTGCAGAAGGCTCGAAAGAGAAGATGCGGAAGCCTGGTTCTAAGGGTGCGCCTACAGACGCGGCATTCGCTAAGGCCAAGAAGACGGCTAAGAAAAAGCCAAAGAAAAGGACATAACGGGCATGACAAAAGAGATGTTGGAGAAATATGATGCGAACGGCAACGGCGTTCTCGATCCGGATGAGCTTGCTCTTATTGAACTTGAGGATCGCCGCCGTAAGATGGAAGATGAAGACGCTCAGCGTGATTCGATCCGCAAGATGGCGTGGTTCGCGCTGTTTGGCTTACTGCT